GAGTACCAATCAAAAATCTTACACCATTGTTCGCTTGAAATTTTTTAATATTCTTTTGTCTTTGATCCTGTGGCGTCAACCCATAGTAATCGACCACGGAACCCGGACCATATTCTTTCTCTAAATGTTTTTTTATATTTTTTATATCGTGTTGATAGTGGGCCCATATTATGGCTTTGCCTTCTATCTCTTCCAATACATCTAACAGTTCTTGTATTCTATTGTTTTTAATTTCTTGTGTTGTGCCATCGTTTGCTGTGAAATGACCACAAGTTATTTGATGTAGTCTCATGAGTTGAGACAATACTGTAACAGAATTAACTTGCTTACCATTCATAACAGCAACAGCTTCTTTCTTCATCTGATCGTAAACTTCTCTCTGTTCTTTTGATAGAGATATGTTTCGTTTAATGTATACCTTGTCAGGTAGATCTAAGCAATCCTGTTTTAAAACCCTGTAAGAAAAAGGTTTTAATGTGTCAGCCAGCTCATCAAGATGTCTGAATTTGTTTACAACTTGTATTGATCGTCCGGACACATGCATAGTTTTCATTTCTGCATACCTGTTTCTAAAACTATAGTATGAAGCAAAGTCTAGTAGTCTAGGATCTAAGAACTCACATTGAGAGTATAAATCTAAGGGGTTTTTAGTAACAGGAGATCCTGTCATAATTCTTTTATACTTAGCTAAACCAGACAGAGACAATATATTCTTTGTTCTTTTTGCTTTAGGATTTTTGATTGTAGTAGACTCATCGATAGCTATCAAAGACTTATGCGATCTTAAAAACTTAGCTGCAAACATACGTCCTTTGTCTGTACTAAAAGCTTCTACATTCATTATAAGTATGTGTAAATCTTGACCCGTTTCGAACAGTCTATCTAATTTTGATTGTTGTTTTTTATTTATAGTTGCTTGCCACAAAACCGTCACATTTTCTATATGGTCTGGTAAGTGATTAGGCAACTCTTGATTGTACCAAGTACCCACAACACCTTTAGGTGCAACAACTAAAGCACCATCTACCTTACCTTTATCGTAAAGCATTGATAAATTATCAATTAGAACTTTTGTTTTGCCAGTTCCCATTTCCATAAAATATGCAAAGTTATCTCTATTCCAAGATTTTTCCAACGCAGTGAGTTGGTGAGCATACGGCTTCTTTTTAAATTTATAATTCATAACTTTCTATTGACATATATATAGGATTATAATAAATAGTCAAGTATGAAAGTAAGAGAAAGTATTAATTACTCCGACCTAAAAAAAGAAAGGTTACCTCATGTTTATGTTGTGCAAGAAATTGCAGGCACAAGAGAAGGCCGTCCTAAATTTAATATTATGGGCGCAGCAGAATATGGTAAGTTAAAATTTTTATTGGACGAAAGATCACAAATGATTTTTTCACCTGGTCCTCTTATTTTTAAATTAAAATCTTTATTAAAAGATTTCAAACCAACAGACCACTTGTTATTAACAGGAGATCCTGCTATAATAGGCGTTGTCTGCAGTTTGGTATCAGATATAACAAATGGCAGATTCAATCTCTTAAAGTGGGATAGACAAGAGAAAAGATACTATCCGATTGAGGTTGATTTGTACGGAACAGGAGCAAAGAATGACGATTGATTTTGAGAAAGATCAGGAAGAAGTATTGGATAAAACAACCAATATTAATAAACTTGCAGATAAAATAAAAGAACTGCAAGCACACCAAAAACAATTAGAAGTCCAAGAGGACTCAATCAAACAAAAGAAAAAAGACATAGAACTTCTATCGGGTGAAGTTATACCAACAATGTTATCTGAGATGGGTTTATCTTATCTTAAATTACAGGACGGATCTTCTATAGAAGTAAAAACAAATTATAGCGCGACGATAACTCAA